TCTTCCCCTTCGAGATGTTTTTTGCGTGGCGTGCTTTGAACGATGCGCGCTTAGCCTTGTCCGCAGCACTCTCGCCTTTGCGCGGACGCTTCGTCTTAGCACCCTGCTGCCCGAACCTAATGAGCTTCGGTTTATCGCCGTCTTTAACGACGACAGCGTGAGACTTGCCGCTCGGATGGTTCGGCGTACGGATGGGTTTATCAAAGCCCGCAAACGTATGGCCACCACGCTTGATCGTCATTTGCGCTTAGGCGCAGAACGAAGTTGTGACCGCTTTTTCAGCACAGGATTGCCGGTGCTTTCAGATTTGATCGCAATGATCGGATCGCCTTTAGCGCCACGTCTAGTGACTGTGCCGCCAGTTGGTCCTTTGATGCTGTAGGCGCCTTCGCCTTTGACGCTTGTTACAACGCCATAAGTCCGTTTGCCCTGATAGGTCCAGCTAACCCGCGATCCCTTTTTCATTTTTTCTTGCCTGCCTTCTTCTTCTTGCCTTTGCCCATGGGCTTTTGAGGCTTCTTAGATCCGTGATAGCCAGGCATCACTCGTCTCCTTTTGGCTCTTCTGTTTTAGCAGCTTTCTTCTTTGAAGCAGCTTTCGGCTTGGCTTTCGCCTCTTCGCCCTGGACCGTGAACTTGTACTTAGTTGCGAGAGGGGCCATAGCCACGATTGCGTAACTCATCCAAGGTTAGCTCTGAGCCGTCTTTGGCAACAAATTTTCGAATCGCGTCGGATGCGCCATATTTTTTGACCAATCCATCCCACATCGCAAGACGGCCAGGCCCTAAAACATCACGTTTTTTGCTTTCGCTTTGGTCGTTCAACCACTCGCCATAATCCTCGCGCGCTGTTTCGAACTCTTTTTCAAGACCGATCGGGATGTTGATGTAACGCGAACGACAGTTGAAGTGCTGAGGCGGATATGGACCTTGGCCGTGCTTAAACACCTTGCCGTCTAAAGCACGACAAATGGCTGAGGTACGACTGTCAAGCGTTGCCGTATAGCGGTACTTTGCCGTTGCATCAGGGTTTTCAGCGGCAATGATGCGATCAGCCGCAGTAGCCACCTGATTGACACTGGTCCGAACGATGGCTCTGATCTGATTGTTCGGAATGCTGGTTGCTTGGCCGCCTGCGGCGATGATCGTGTCAATCGATCCACGCTGCTGTTTAGTTAAACGTCCTTTCAGCCTGCGAACAATGCTTGGCACTGATTCACCTTCGAGCAGACCGTTCCGAACAGCATTACTGAACAGCTCCGCCTGCCTGTCAGACATCTTGCTGAAAGCGTCGCGTATTACCTCACCGTTTGGAAGGCTGATCTCTTGTCCGACCGTTAATTGGAAAATGATCGGATTAGTGGCAATACGCTCAAAGCTATCGCTGAGATTGACGACGCCAGCAACCGTAGGTTGAGTCGTCACGATTGCTTGCCCTAATGCTGGACTGATCTCAACAGTGCCAACTGTTGCAGCAGCGCCAGCCGGCAACGCTTTTTGCAGTTGCTCGGCAGCGAATTCAGACTGGAGCACAGCTAAACCCTGTAGCTCCTGAGTCATCGTGGTAATACTGTCGCCAGACCAAGTGCGCAACGACTCGCTTAGTTGCGCAAGGATCGCCCGAAGCCGTGCAGCTTTAACGGGCGATGCAAGCTCGTCAATCCCACGAAGCTGATCAATAGCGTCCAGCACAGCGTCGTTGTATGCACGGATCAGGCGTCGGGACACACTATTGCTATAGCGGTTGAGGTCAATCGCGTTTCGGAATACCTCGCGAAGTTCGCTCATGACTCATAGATGCCGAGATATTGCGGGTCATCGATGCAAGCCACTGAGACATCACAACCAGCCCGAAGCGCATTACCTACAAGATCAGAAAACTCAGCGATCACGTCTTGATCAAACGTACCAATCGAAGTCTCTGACACGCCGCAAATTTTTCCTTGGTTGTACCAAGTGACTCGAATCACTGCATAAGCCTGCTCCGCCAGCTCCTGCTTAGAAAAAAACAGAAGCCGGTTGATCGGATCTCGTTTTTCCCCGTTCCGCAAGTTATCCAGCCAACTCATCCCCAGTCTCCGGCGCTTCTGCTGGCATTGTGGCTTCTTCTGCCGCTTCCGGCCTTGGCTCAGGCTGATTGATTTCGATCAATCCACCTGCTTGTGTCGCCTCAAGCTCTTGTTCGACATCGAAGTCATCACCTAGTACCTCTCCTGCCTCTAGCTGAAGCAGCAAGGTCTCTTGCGTGATGGTTCCAGCCGTGTAGAGCTGCAGCAATGCTTGAATTTCCTGCGGCTCAAGTCGGGTGCCCATGAAGTCGCGATTAACAAGGCTGCTGCCAGGGTTTCGCTCTTGCATGTAATCGGCGTGGAATCGCAAGCTGTTGTCGATCAGATCTTGCATCTGCTGTGCGACGACCATCATGGTGCTGTCGCCCTGGCTGCGGTCGATGCGCTTAGCCTCTGCTGTTTCCCCGACAAGCTTTGCGCCTAGAACAGCAGCAAGACCAAGTTCATTGATCTGCGAGGCGATCTGCTCTAATCGGCGGAACTGCGCGTCATAGCTGTTGCCAGCTGGCTCAATGTATTGAGCAGCAGCACCCTCTGGCAGTGCTAATGCTTCTCCTGGACCTGCGCTGATCTCTTCCGCTGCTGCAGGGAAGCCAAATAATGCAAGCATCGGCACAGCCGAGATATGCAGCTGATTGGAAAGGTCAGATTGAACTTGATAGTGCTGCAAGTTCAACTCTGCAATATCAGCCAAAGGCGGCACCGATTCCAGCACACCCATGCGATTTGAGTAAGCAACGCTGAACGGAATCTCGCTCAAACTTGTACGACCTTCGTCGACGACAACAAAATCGCCCTTCTGATCTTTCTGGTGAATCTCGAAAGCGCCTGGGCTCAGCACTCTGACTTGCTCAACTTGCTTCTCGCCGTACAGGCCATCTGGCACAACGATCTTTTCTGACAAGCGCAGTTGCGTCAGTTCTTGTTTCCCATCTTTAACCTCACTACGCCATCCGAGTATGTCGCGAGGCGTGTAGCTGACCCAATATGGACGGCCGTTCTGATTTGCTGCAGGGGCGTCTACAAGAACGCCAACGTGACCGTACCTAATGCATTGACGGCTGGTAGCGAACAGCCAAGTCTGTAGATCATTGCCTTGCAGATCAACGTCGAAAAGCTGCTCACGAATAACGTCTGATACGTCATCGAGACGCACTGGCTTGCGAGTCAACATGCCTGCAAGCATCCGCTCTAAACGCAAGTAATACGGCGCAAGAACGGATCTCTGTAGTCTGTTGTCATAGGACTCATCAAGTTCTCTTGGCTCTTGCGGCAAAAACTTTCTATGGCCTTTTCTGATCTTGTATGTGCCGCCTAGAAGTGTTTCAATCAAACCCCAATGGGGTTCCATGTTCACCCACGCTGTATTCGGATCGTTCACCTGAGTGACGTTGCCAATACGTTGCCGCCCAGAAAACCCTGAATACACAGCTAAAACCCGCGCGATGCCTGCAGTTTAGTAAAGCCTAATCCCAGTACCACGACCAGCACGCGCATTGAGCATGCTGAAGTCTCTGTAGACGAGATAGCCCAATGCATCGTTCATGTGGTCATAGCCTGCATCCTTGTCAGGATCTCCGGCTTCCGTGTAACTCTGCAGTTCGAGGCATTCGATTGTGCGCTTACAGCGTGGTGCTATCTGAAGCCTGACTTCGCCTTTCCCATTCTCCAGAAGAGCTTGTACAGAAGCCACCCGATCACGGATGGGAGGATTCGCCTTTGGTGATTGGTTGCTAAAACCATACGATTCCAAGATCTGGATGTCTGTGCGGCTGGCATTCGTAGATCGTGCCGAGCCTGATGCGTCAGGGTAGACATAGACAACGGAGTCGGGAAATCTTTGGCGTAATTCTTGTGCCAGGGCGTCGGTGTCATGAGCGCCACTGATCTCGTCGATCAGATGAAGTTTGTTGTCAAGACGGACACCGATGACTGCGCTCATGTTGCCGATGTTGAAGTCGACGCCAACACGTAGTGGCTCGTTCTGATATTCCTGTTCAGATAGGGCAGAAACGTGTTTGTCTCGATCAAATCGGTCGTAAACCTGACCAGTTGTGAGGTTGCAGAACTGACCTTCCAGATACGCCTGGAGGAGAGATGGGTCGTAGTTCGCGCGTAGTCGCTCGATGAAGTCTTGCGGCAGATGTGGGTTGTCTGCCGTACGCATTCTGATCAATCTGCGGTCAGAGTGCTTTGCCGCATCATCCGAACCGAAGGTTTGCCACATCCATCTGAAACCTTCAGGCGTAGACGCTGCTGCGAACTGCCTGACGTTGCCGGACCTCAAGCGACCAAGAATCTTCGGAAAGGCCCTCGAACAGACGCTTGGATTCACAGTGTCGATTTCATCGGCGAGGACGAACGACAGGTTTAGACCGATGATCCGTGACCAGTTCTCAAAACTGCGGCACAGGATCTTTGTGTCTCCACCAGGTAGATGCAACACATATTCCGGCAGTGGAGATGCACGGAAGGTGTACGGAATCTCGTACTCCTCTAAAAAATTCTCGAAATCGTTCTGCCAGATATCGCGGATCAGAGGCCCTGTCGGCTCCATGACACAGCCGATAAAACCTTGATTAGCTGCTGCGAGGTGCAGAGTCTTCGCGGCTAGCGCTCTCGTCTTCCCTGCCCCATAGCCAGCAGACAAGCCGATGATCTCAGTCGTTTCGTCAGCCACAAAGTCGAGCTGACCAGGATGTAGATCGTCTTGCACACGAGCAAGAACACGCTGCAGATCTATCTGTTCGTTGTTTTCGCCGATGCGCTGCAGGATGTTTCCAGACGGAATCGCAGACAGGATCCCCATCAGTCGTAGATCTTGGCGAGCTTGGCAGCAGTGTTGATACAGCCGAGAGCAGCTTGCAAGTTGGACTGCTCCATGGCTTTCTTCTGAATCACGGAAAGCTGGGACAGCAACAGAGCGGTAAATGCTTGTCGATCAAGGCTGTAGTCCTCCTCAAGCTCTTTACGCGCCTCGGCGATCATCTCGTCGACTCTGCGCTTGCCTAGCCCCCATTCCTGAGCGCCATATTGAACTAAGTCTTGACGCGTAGCGCCGTTCGCCATCATGCGAGTGATTCTGGCGATACGGAACTTTTTCTCTACTTGCGTACAACGCTTGTTAGCCATGACCTCATCCTAGGGAAGCGAAAGAATCCAAGGCATACCAAACGTGGCTATTGCGATAACCACCTTGATGCGTCGGGATGATTGGTGTGACGCCATGTCGATTGCGGTATGCGGGATAGACAAGCATCGAACCGTCGACCTGATCGAAGGTTGCTCCAAACTCAGGGACGTGCAAGTTACCGCCAGTGCTGTTGCGGCGCTTAGTGATGATGATGTTGACGGCTCCTTTGACGTTGGCGTGATCCTGATGAACGGCTGCTGCGATGTTGCAGTTGCTGATGGTCGAGGTGAAGTGATTACTAAAAGACCACTTTTCTGGCACGCGAGTCTTGATGGCCTTGAGATGGCTTTCGACTACTTGCGGTGCATTCGCGCGTAATACCTCGAATGCCTTGAGGCCAGCAGCGCTCATTGCACGACAGAACGTCTTAGCGCTAGTTACGCCATGAACCGATGAGCGCGACGGATAAGGCCGACGCATATGCGGCTTAGGCGGACAAGAGCCAAGGATTGCGCTGTATTGCTTGACCTCTGCTGACTGGTCATGAAGGCCAGAAGAGCGGCGCATGTCCGACTTAGGCACGCGCTTAGTACGCAGCTCTGTGTCTGCGATATTCACGAGGTTCAGCAGGTCTTTAGGCAGCTCGGTAAGGAAGAGGCCAACTTGCGTGCCATCGCGATCAGCAAGGATGCAGCTGTCATGCACGTTCGGCTCGATGAGCGGAACAGCGTCACCGATCTTGAGACCGCTGTCGTTCGGCGTAAGTGTGACGATCGGCAGTGTCATTTGCTGAAGCAGAAAACATTGGTGCAAGCAGGGAACCAGCTCTGCTGCCAAACCGTTTCACGATGGTCGTTGTAGCAGATGCTGTTCCAGGCAGCCTCGACGCGATAGTCACGTTTCTGCTTGTCGATCACAGACCAAAGACGAGTTAGGGATGGGTCGATGTCGAATGACCATTCGTAGACCAGCTTTTTAAAGGTCGCGGCCGTGTTTTCGAGGATGGGCATCTCAGCGCCTTCGATGTCCATTTTGCAAGCGTCGAAGCCCTTGGCCTCTTCGTCGAAGTTCAAGCAAGGGACTTTGAGTCCTTTGTCGTTCCACTTACGAACGATCGAGTTACGCCACACCTGACTGTTATTGCCGATGTAGAGGGTGACGCTCTTGCGGTCGTCGTGAACAAGCGCAGCCTGCTTAACGGTCGCCTTGAATCTGTTGAGGCGCAGATTGCGCTTGATCATGTCGACGTTGTACGGATCAGGCTCGTAGACAGTCACGTCTGCACCGAGCTTGCAGGCGAGCAACGCGAAAGCGCCGACATTACCGCCACAGTCCATCCATCTTTCACCTGCGCCGATCTTTAGACCGCGCTTGAGGTAAGTCTTGCGACCAATAACCTCCTCGAAAGTTTTGAGATCGCTGAAGCCTGGTCTGTGATAGAAGCGAATGCCGCTGATCGTTCCTTGGACAAGCTTCATGCTGCGAGAGCCTCGATCAGTTTCATGCCGACGTAATCGCCACGTTTACGAGCAGCGTCGACAAGTGCCTTGGCCTCTTCATAGTCTTCAGGGCGAAATTCGATCTGAATGGCCTTCATGACGCCATCAGCAAGATCGTTCGTCGGGTCGTCTAGGTCGTCTAGAGCGGAATAGTCAGGTTCTTCTGCGAAAGACGGAATGTCATCGCCCCAGCCGAGAAGAGTCAGGTCGAAACCAAGATCACCAAGTGCTTCTAGTTCTTTCTGGAGGATGTCGTCATCCCAGGTGCTGTTGAGAGCGAGCTGGTTATCAGCGATGACGTAAGCACGGCGTTGCTCGTCATTGAGATGGCCAAGCGTGATGGTCGGAACCGTTTTGAGTCCCATGACACCAGCAGCCATGAGACGCCCGTGTCCAGCAATGACATTCAGATCGTCGTCGATCAGAACAGGGTTGGTGAAGCCAAATTCTTTGATTGAGCGCACGAGTCGATCAATCTGAGCTTCTGAATGTTGACGAGGATTGTTTTCGTAAGGGATGAGTGTATCTGGGTCACGCTGAACGATGTTTTCGGCAGCAATCATCAGGACCAGTTATCTGGATTCATCTTCCACAATATACGGAGTTGCCTGAGCTTTGGTTCTACTAAGTGCTGCGAACTTACGATGCCCGAAACATCACCGATCGTTATTTGCACGCAACCATCCTCTAGGTTGCGGATTCGTGGATTTGGCATACAAGGCTCTGAGGCGCCGCTCATAGTCTTCAAAAGCTCTGAGGTTGTTCAGATGTTGTTGCTTGGCGTAGTGGTTGTCCATTGATCTGAAGAATGTTGTCGGGGGATGGATCACGACTACTACGTGCCCTGCTTTTCCCGCGCAGCTCTGCAGGTGTTTTATGGCTTTCAGCCTGTATGGGGATACAGGCATCAGGCTCCCCGACAGGGCCTAAGTTACCTCTTCAACGGTGTAAGTAAAGCCAGCTTCAGTGGCTTCATTTTTCATACGTTGAAGTTCGTCTTCGTCGTAAGCAGGATCAGCCCATTGCAAGACTGTGCCGAGGAAGGCTTGTACTTCCCATTTTGGTTGAATGTCACGATTGAGAACCATGAGACTTTCGCGAGCTTCGAGTTCAGTCTGTAGACGCTCGAAGGAATCGAACAGGTCGAGCCAGTAATTGTGATTGTCCATTAGCAAATCACCAGGTCTGTGCACAAGTGACGTCGACGGTGGCGTTCTCAAAAGGCTTAGCGCTCTTGAGGAACTTCACAGCCTGGCTCATGCCGGTGTAGGTGCCGCCGCAAAACTCAACAGCTGAGCGCAGTGCGTCGCGTTCAGCTGTGCTGCCGACAAAGCGAAACAAGATGCTGCGCTCCCAAGGCTGATCAGCATTGCGGAGGTTGACGTGGAACTCAGTCATGAATCTCAGAGCAGTGCGGTCTCCCGCTTGATCTAATTATGACGCATATGGCATGCCACACGCAACCATCAATCCCAGGAGTTGTAGTACTGAGGAGTGCCGTCCCAGATACGGAAATACTTGATGGTGTCTGAAACGTACTGCTTGCCGTCAGACACTTGAATCTTCTTACGGAAGACAGGAGCGTACTGATGCGGGCTGTCTGGCTCAAGCGATTTCATATCAGGCATGGCCTTGCCCTCACCACGGCCATCATCGCCAGTGACGATAGTGCCGATGCAACGAAGCCAGACGCTGGCCTTTGTCATACGCGTGACGACGTAGTACTCAACCAGCGTCATGTCGTAGCCGTAGCTGGAACAGACGATCTGACCGACCTCGAAGCGATCAGTTTGCAGAAGGGTGGAAGCAGTCATGAAGCAGTGCCGTCTCCGGCTGAACTGACACAATCATGACGTATGGCATGCCATAACGCAACTCACATGGCCGCAAGTTTGCGAATCACAGCCGCCACCATGCCGACAAGCTGTGTTCTCGGAATGCCGCTGTAGCGACGGGCTATGTCGTTGACACAGTCATTGACCACGTACCTGCCAACAGGAAGACCGTTAGTCGGCGCTGGCGACTCGATATAGCGACAAGCAGCGTCAGCGATCAGAACGCTGCGCGTCTTGCCAAGGCGCTTGGCTTCAAGGTCGAACATCTCCTTCTGCTCAGGAGTGACGTAGACGTTGACGCGGATCTTTGTAGGTGCGGTGGTCATCAGAAGCGACGTTTCTTTTGTGTAGTGGTGAACGGTGAGCCCTGGCACGGTCTTATGTCGACCGTCCAGCGCAAGTTCTTGATTCGATAGTTCGGCTGTCCGAGCTTGGCGATCGTGACGGAATCAGGGTTTGAACCGTCAGCAACTACCCAGCCATTACGCCACTCTCCGTTTTGCAAACGCTCGACAGAGAGGTTTGTCTCGATGGTGGTTTTTATTCGGGTACTCCCTGGGGAGGGTTCTTTATGAGAGAAATGAGTTTTATTGTTTATTTCATGTGCGCGCGAGGCTTCAGAGTCAATAAAACTCATTTCCTTCATTAAACGCACATCCTCGGGGGGAGTGTTTAAAAACGACTGAGCAGGTTTGAACAGGACAGCAGGACGGCCTGCCTTAATGCTCGGAACGACGCCGTCACGAACGAGCAGACCGCGCTTAACGAGCTGATTGAGATAGCGCAGAGCCTGCTGATTCGTCATGCGGCACTGAGCAGAGACCTCGGTCGCAGTCGTGTGAACCTCGTTTTCCCAAAGCGTGCAGGCGTGGTCATACACGCTTGCGATCTGTCCGACAAGGCTGTCCTCTGCCTCTGAGAACGCTTCTGCGGCCATCGCAGCATCACCAGAGCCATGACTACGCCAGCCATCGTCAGTTAGCTCGATAACGATCGACTGAGCTTGTCCACGTCCCATCGGCTTTACAGCGATGCGATGGTCGGTCTGCACCTGACCTTCTTCCGGTACGCGTAACCAGTTCAAAAGCACAGACCAGCTCACAGCAGCAGACAAGCTGTTGTTGCCACGTGATGCTGTAATCGCGTTGCCACCGCTAACGCTCTTATTGGTGTGGTGCACCAGAACAGTTGTTGAATTCGTTCCGGCTAATGCCTGCTCAAGTTGACGTGCAGGCCCATCAAACTCGCTGCTGGATTCTTCGATGCCAAGCAGGCCGATACATGCGTGATAGGTATCAATCAAGACGAGAGAACCAGGGTTCGCGTCAGCCTGGATTCTTATGGCTTCAATGCCTTCATTTGTGAGTTGCACGCGATCCTCGAGAGTCCAAAGGATTACGCGGTCATGCAAGAGATGCTTCCTCTCTCCGTTCTCATCAACCGTCTCTTTTCCCAAACCTTCACGTTTGAACAGCGTCCACCAGTCAGATTCGTTTTGGTCGGTGCCGACGATGATGAACTTATTAATATGCTGCGTGATTCCGACCCCTAGAAACTGCGACTCCTGGCGCAGAGAAGCAGCAGCTAAGGCGACCATCAATGCGCTCTTGCCTACCTTCGGCGGAGCGACGAGTAAGTTCTGTCGTCCGCTCATGATTACGCCGTCCCATAGAAACGGCTGCGGAACTACGTTGAGGTTGTCGCCGCCTTTTTTAGGCTCAGGTATCGCGAGATCTTGCCCTAAGGCTTTCGCGAGATAACCACTCGCCTCTGCTTTGGTCAGGTTGAAACCAATGTCACAAGCCTGCTCACGAAATAGCAGAAGCCTGTCACTAGGGTCCGTCGTATAGCCAACGACGCGAACGGCGATTTCTTTTAGAGCTTCGAGGCGATCCGACGTGTCCTGGAGAGCTGGGTCGATCTGACAGTTTTTTGAGTCGTTCGCTGTAGTGTCCACACTTGGCCTTTGCTGGGGAGTAGAAAACAGATTGGTTGTAGATTCCTAGCCGTTCAAGCTCCCGGAAGGCAGCAAGCTCGGAACTCGGCTTATAGGGATGCTTCGCGTCGTGTTCGTCTAACGCGGCATCTGACCGCTTACGTTGCATAGCGCTGTATGCGCCATGCATCGCAAGCTCTTCATGAAAATCTGTGGGCAGCGAGTATGGCACCCACTTGAGGAGAGCATAAGCGCGGCTCTCCTTATCGGGATCAATCACCCAACCGATCAGGTTGAGTAGGCAAGTATTGCTGCAATAGCAAGTTCACGTACGCCGTGTCAGACGGAACGCCAATAGGTCGCTTGGATCTGAGGAGCTTTTTGACGCGCGGATCGAGCAAGACGTAGTTTGTGTCTTGATCCTGTTGAGGGTGCATTCAGAGATTGCGACGAGCGAGATGATGCCGCATACTCACCGAGCTAGCAAGGTGAAATGCTCAAACCGATCGAACATCTCAAATTTTATGCGCAGTGGCATCGCTACAGGTTCAAGGACAGCTGGCTAGCGAGATCTGTAACGCAAGTGCTGAGCTTCGATCTAGACGACAACGCAAAGCATTGGATCGAGGTTACGAAAGGTGGTCCAGACGGATGGAAAGTACGCGGCGAAACGCTGCACGAAATTTTGGATAACAAGTTGCGCGATAAAGAACAGACGATCGAAGATCGTTGGCGTGAGTGGAGCGATCCACTACTCGACTGTGAGGTGTTCCGCGATGTCGAGGTAATGGCGACTGAGTATCGACTGTGTGAACCAACTAAATCGATGGGCGGATCGTTCGACTTTCTGCTGTACAAGCCGAGCGGAGAAATCATCATCGGCGACTTAAAAACAGTTGGAAGCATGAGCAGCTTCAAACGGCGTAAGCCGGCAACTGATCAGCTCGGCGCTTATACGGCGATGATGCAAAACCGCCATCCAAGCGTTGTGATCGACAGCTGTGTGACGGTTATCTCTGGGCCAGGCGAATGCCGTGTCGTCACGGAAGATCCGGCGAAGTGCGTAGAGAAGTGGCTCGATACCTGGGACAAATACGACTTCAAGAAGAAACGGCGCTGGTGATTGCGCGTACTTTTGTGGCATGCCATAATGGCTTTGGCGAGAGCCACAACTACGCGAATTCAGTATGCAGTCATTTGGACTCCCGAGCCCCGATGCTCGCGATGAGTATGTAGGCATGACGCTGCAAAGCCATGCCTACAGCTATCGCAAAAGCGCCGACGGCAAACGACCTGTCGCTCAAGTCACGCTTGTGCATGACGTAGCCACAGAGTTTGTCGTCCACATATTTCAGTCAGACGCGAATCCTCAGGGTTGGTTCAAGGATTTGTGCTGGCACATTGATGGACGAGATGAACTCTGCCTGTCTGGTCAGATTCCTGAAATCAGGTTCATCGTCACCAAGAAAAGCAAGCGCGGCTCTGAAGGTCGAGAAGGTCTAAACGCTGTTCCAGCTCCTCTCACAGAGCAAATGGCCGAAATGCAAACGTTCTTGCAGAGCATTCCAGGCGCGTCTATCGAGCTTGAGCTGCCTTTCGTTCAAGAGACAAAGGACATCACTGAAGAGCCTGATCAGATCAAGGGGTTCACAGAGAAAGAAGAGAATCGCGGCAAGTGCGACCAACGTCCACGTGGTCGAAAGGATTCAGAGCTGATGACGATCGTCCGCGTTGCCGCAAGGCGTGCAGGCTATGAAGACGACACGCCGTCAGCGTCCTACAGCCCATTTATCAATGCTGTTCTTTGGGAAGCTGCTGAGGAAGGGTTGCTATTTCGCGTGCGGCATGCCACAATGAGCAGCAAGGGCGGAGACGTCCACTGCGCAACAGATTCATGAGCATCCTGCATCCAGTGCAGCTCACGACAGATGAGCTCAATGTGATTGCTGAGCTTGTAAGCGACGCTGTCGCTTACTTGCCTGATCCTGAAGACCAGCCTGAGCCCGGCAGCTTTGCTGACGTTGTTCAGAAACTGGCAGCCAAGTTCCCATTATCCAAGGTCGCCTCATGACTTTCGACAAAGAACGCTACGATTACATCGAGCAATCAGCTGAGGTTGTCGAAGCTCTCGCGGTACACCGCAAGCGCTATCAAGACATCCAAGAAGCTGATCGAAATGTGATCCTCGAGGCTCGCAAGGTTGCGGCACTGCTCGCCGCCTTCGACGCGACCTGGGAAAAGCAAGCCGAGCTTTCAGAAGACGTTTCCAAAAGCGACGATGCAACGCTCAAGCGTTTCACGAACGAAGACGCTGAGACATGGTTCTGGCGCATGAACATGGCGCAAGAGTGCGTGCAAGAAGCAATCGCTGAACAGTGCGCACGCGTCGGCTCAGCTCAGTTCAAGTACAAACAGCTTCAGAGAGACCACAAGGCTTGCATTGATCTGCAGCTCGCTCGCGATCTCGCTGGCAAGCGTTACGACGAGATCAAGAAACAATCTGACAAACCTAAGCGCGGTCGTCCCGGCAAAAGCAAATGACCCAAATGCACTACAAGCCTGAAAACCTCCGCAAGCGCGAACGAGTCATGATCGCTGCGTTCTGCGTGCTGTTTAGTGCCGCTACTTGGTACTGCCTCACGTCGACGCTAGATGACATGACGAAGCGAGACTGCTTAGCTGGCGTGCAGAAAGCATGCGCAGCTCTTGAGCAGTAGTTTCACGTTCACTGTTTACGGCAAACCTGCTCCGCAAGGCAGCAAGCGCCATCTAGGTAGAGGTGTGATGGTCGAGTCGTCAAACCGGGTAAAACCATGGCGACAAGACATTAAGCACGCCGCAGAAAGGTTGCTTCCTAAAGAATGGCATGCCATACTACCGATGCGAATCAAGGTCTCATTCCTATTCGCTCGGCCGCAGAGTCATTACCGCGCAAACGGTCAACTAAAGCCTTCTGCACCGCAACACTGCACAGCTCGCATTGGCGATCTAGACAAGCTCGTTCGTGCTCTGTGCGATGCGCTGCAAGGTCTCTGTTACCTAGATGATTCACAGATCATCGAAATCAACGCTCATCGACGTTATGCCTCCATCGACGAAAGACCCAGCGCCATCGTCACCATCGAAGCCTTCGATGCCCAATCTCGGTGATGTCATCACTACCGATGACATTCTCGTTAAAGGTACTGGCAAGTATTCAGCCAAGTACGTCAACTGGGCACGTGTAGCTCATTTACTCCACGATCACGCTTCTGGCTGGCAGTTTGAAGTTGTGCCTTCTCCTGATGGCACGCACGTTTGGAAAGCTCCTG